CGTTACAAGACGAAATAAAAACGGACAGACAAGTAGCGGACTCTATTCTCTTTTCATCCCTATGGAATGGAACTACGAAGGATTCATGGATACTTTTGGATCACCTGTATTTCTTACGCCAAAAGATAAAACAATCGGAAGAGATGGTGTTGAGATTACAATCGGAGTAATAGAACATTGGGAAAATGAAGTAGATGGTCTTAAAAATGATCAAGACAGTTTAAATGAATATTATAGACAGTTTCCAAGAACTGAGGCACATGCGTTTAGAGATGAAACCAAAAACAGTTTATTTAATCTTACTAGAATATACCAACAGATAGATTATAATGAAGAAATAAATAACATATCTTCAGTTACTAAAGGTAGTTTTATGTGGAGTAATGGCATAAAGGATACAGAGGTAATATTTACCCCAAATAATAATGGTAGGTTTTTAATATCGTGGGTTCCGCCAAAAAATTTACAAAATAAAGTTATAATAAAAAATGGAATTAAACACCCTGGAAACGATCATATCGGAGCATTTGGTTGTGATTCTTATGATATTAGTGGTACTGTCGACGGCAAAGGGTCTAATGGATCGTTACATGGGCTAACTAAATTTTCAATGGAAGATGCACCGCCAAATCACTTTTTTTTAGAATATATAGCTAGACCTCAGACAGCTGAAATATTTTTTGAAGAAGTTTTAATGGCTTTAGTTTTTTATGGCATGCCTATTTTATGTGAAAATAACAAACCAAGGTTCCTTTATTATTTAAAACGTAGAGGTTACAGAGGTTTTAGTATAAATAGACCAGATAAGATTTGGAATAAATTATCTGCTACTGAAAAAGAAATAGGTGGAATACCAAACTCAAGCGAAGATATAAAACAGTCACATGCTGCAGCTATAGAGTCTTACATAGAAGATTATGTAGGTGAGTTACAAACAGGTTATGGTGATATGTACTTTCAAAAAACACTAGAAGATTGGGCGCAGTTTGATATAAACAATAGAACAAAACACGATGCTTCTATTAGTTCTGGTTTAGCTATAATGGCTTGTAACAAAAATAAGTATAGGCCAGTTCCATTGAGAACTAAAAAAACAGTTGACTTTGGTATTAAAAGATATAACAACGATGGAAGTTTTTCTAAAATAATAAAATAAATGCAAATACAAACTTATAATGGCAGTTCGTTTCCTGATCAGGTGGTACCTGAAGAGGTAAAACAGAGCATAGAATATGGAAGGCAAGTAGGTAGAGCTATTGAAGGAGACTGGTTTAGTGGAACTAGAACAGGTGTGTCAGGTAGATTTAATACTAACTATAATACTTTTAGAAACTTAAGACTATATGCTAGAGGTGAACAGTCTGTTCAAAAATACAAAGACGAACTAGCTATTAACGGTGATTTATCATATTTAAACTTAGATTGGAAGCCGGTTCCTATTATACCTAAATTTGTAGATATAGTAGTTAACGGTATGGATAATAAGTTGTATGATGTTAAAGCATATGCTCAAGATCCAGCTTCAATGCAAGAGAGAACGAAGTATGCTGAAGCATTGCTTAGAGATATACAGGCTAAGGAACTCATAGACCAGATACAACAGGTGTCAGGTATGAATATGTATTCTACTGCTAATCCAGAAGAGTTGCCTCAAAATAAAGAGGAACTAGATGTTCATATGCAGTTAACATATAAACAGTCTATAGAAATAGCTGAAGAAGAAGCAATAAACAATACATTAGCTTTTAATAAATATGATTTAACTAGACGTAGAATTGCTCAAGATTTAGTGATACTAGGTATAGGTGCTGTTAAAACTAATTTTAACTTATCTGAAGGAGTTACTGTAGATTATGTTGATCCTGCTAATTTAGTTTATTCATATACTACTGATCCAAATTTTCAAGATCTATGGTATGTTGGAGAAGTTAAGTATATAAGTTTAGCTGAAATTAAAAAAGAGTTTCCACAGTTAACCGACGAAGAACTAGAGACTATACAACAGTACCCAGGTAGTGAGTCTTATAACTATCAATTTAATGGGCGTAGAGACGGTAATAGCATTGCTGTTTTATATTTTGAGTATAAAACATACCAGGAGCAAGTATTCAAAATAAAACAAGGAGCTACAGGATTAGAAAAAGCATTAGAAAAACCAGACACTTTTAATCCACCTAAAAACGACAACTTTGATAGAGTAGTAAGATCTATAGAGGTTTTATATGAAGGAGCTAAGATACTTGGCCACGAGATGATGTTAAAATGGGAGTTAGCTAAAAACATGGTAAGACCAGATGCTAATCTAGTTAAAGTTAATATGAACTACAATATATGTGCACCTAAAATGTATAAAGGTCGTATAGAATCTTTAGTAGGTCGTATGACAGGTTTTGCAGATATGATACAGTTAACACATTTAAAACTGCAACAAGTGTTAGCTAGAACAGTTCCAGATGGTGTTTTCTTAGATGTTGATGGTTTAGCAGAGGTAGATCTTGGTAATGGTACTAACTATAATCCAGCTGAAGCGTTAAATATGTATTTCCAAACTGGTAGTATTGTCGGTAGATCCATGACTCAAGATGGTGGCGCTAATCCTGGTAAAGTTCCTATACAAGAATTACAAAGTTCTAGTGGTGGTGCTAAAATGCAAAGTCTAATACAGACTTATCAGTATTACTTACAGATGATGAGAGATGTAACTGGACTTAATGAAGCTAGAGATGGTAGTATGCCTAATGAAAAATCGTTAGTAGGTTTACAAAAGTTAGCTGCTGCTAATTCAAACACTGCAACAAAACACATTGTACAAGCTAGTTTATACTTATCTGCTAAGACTTGTGAAAATATATCATTTAGAATAGCAGATGCTTTAGAATATCCACTAACTAGAGAAGCGTTAAGAAATAGTATAAGCTCATATAATGTAGGTACATTAGAAGATATGTACAATTTAAACCTATATGAGTTTGGTATATATTTAGAACTAACACCTGATGAAGAAGAAAAGCAGATGTTAGAACAAAACATCCAAGCATCGATACAGCAAGGTAGTATAGATCTAGAAGATGCTATTGAGTTAAGAGAAATAAAAAACTTAAAATTAGCTAACCAAGTATTAAAATTTAAAAGAAAGCAAAAAGCAGCGGCTGATAAAGAAGCTCAGATGGCTCAAATACAAGCACAAGCTAACGCACAGGCTGAAACAGCTGAAAGAACAGCGATGGCAGAAGTACAAAAAAGACAAGCTATGGCTGAAACAGAACTTCAAATAGAACAAGGTAAAAGTACTTTTGCTATAAAGAAAATGGAGCAAGAAGCTGTAATAAAAAGACAATTAATGGAGATGCAACATAAATTTGATTTAGAATTAAAACAAATTGAAGTTAACAGACTGTCTGAAAAAGAAAAACTAATTGAAGATCGTAAAGATCAACGAACAAGGCTTGAAGGAACACAACAAAGTGAAATGATAAGCCAAAGACAAATGAACTTACCGTCTATTAATTTTAACGAATCCCAGCCAGGTGACGTTTTACAGTAGAGGTATTTTAATTATTAACTATTATATTATATTATGTCAGAAGAAATAAAAGAAACAGCTGGAGGTGAGTTGACTCAAGGTGAGTTTAAAATGAAAAAGAAACCTAAAAAGTTAGTTAATTCAGATCAACCAGTAGTAAAGTTAGATTTATCTAAAAAAGAAGAACCAAAAGAAGAAACTGTTACTAAAGTTGAAATTAAAAACGAAGAAACACAACAGGAAAACCCAATATCAGAAGTTGTAAAAGAAGAGCCAAAAGAGGAAAAGGTTGAAGAGATTACACAAGAAATAAAAGAAGAACCAAAAAGAGAAAGAATAGTAGAATTACCAACTGACTTGAAAAAAGTTGTAGATTTTATGGAAGATACTGGTGGT